ACCAAGGCGATCTTGGCAATATCGACAACGCCTTTGGCGACCGCCTGCCGCCAGTTGTCGGAACTTTTGCTCTTATCCAGCAGGTGAGCGTCAAATTCACGCCTCAGATACAACTGGTCTGGACACGGCCTGTCGCGCTCGTCAAGCTTGGTCTTGATCTCGGCCACATCCACAGCCATGGTGTTAATCTTGCTGTAAAGTTTATCTATCTCAGATTGTGTCATCCGGTAGGTCTCCCTATTGCTGCCATTTCATCCTGCTGCGGAGCCGAACCCAAAAGAGCCTGCGCCATAGCTGCATCCTTGCCGTGGCGGGTGGCTCCTGGCCGGTTTACTCGTTCTGATATATGCTTGGTAGTACCGCCCATCTTCTCCGGCATACGGCCTACAGGCGGCCTGTCGAACATCGACGGGCCTGCGAACTCAAGAATATCGTTCAACTCGTTTACATTTGAGTATTTGCCGATAATCTTCATAAGGGACTCAAAGTCTATATTTATGCCCTGCTCGGCCATCATAGGCGCAAACGGTGCGATAAACTGAGCAAAGACCTGAGTAAGCGTCTGGAGCTTCATCTGCGGACTCTGGTGCTGCATAGAATACGGCTCAATATCTATGTTGTATTCGTAGAAGAGGCCCTGCTCGTGATCCATGTTGAAGTTGGTCGGTACTGATATTTCTTCCATGCCCGGCACTCTCTTGTAAAGCGGAAGCTCGATAAGCGGGTCATTCCAGAGGTAATAGCCCAAAGACTCGATAATCTCTTTGGTAAACAGTATTACCTTGTCCTGCATATCGACTACCCGCTTGCTGGCGTTTTGGGCCAGGAGTTGGTCCTGACCCAAAGTATCTGCCATTGGAGCAAGCCCCCCCAATGAATCCAGATTGCCGCCAAGATACACAAACAAGTCTTTTACCTGAAGCAAAAACGCAAGTGAAGGCTGGTCTATCCCGCCGAAGCGGTACTCTCTTGCCTTCTCCGGGTTGTCCATAGGAATCGTATCGCCGTCGTTGGCGTTCTTTATCCGCTCACCGTCGTTTTCGTTACCGGCCTGAACGCCGAGTATCGTTTTCTGTCGCTCTGTCTGCCTGCCAAGCTTGCGGAACATGCGGTTCGCAAGATCGTGTAAGTCCATCCACAACGCAGAGGGGGCAAGCGGCATTATATTGCCCGGCACTATGCCAAATGAAAGTATCCTGTAAGGGCCGCTGTCCGGGCCGTCCCATTCGGTTTCCCTGATAACGCGGTCATCGCCGTCACCGGCTACGATAGTTATCAGCTTATTCTCGAACGGCAGCCATATATCCCAAAGGTCAATGCGATCCTGATATTCCTCAACGCCCGCTTTAGCACCGTGTGAAAGTGAATCGACTTTAGTATCGCCGTGTTCGTTAATACCCGTTTTCTCGGACGGCTGTAAGTCAAAGGTATTCTTGAACATGTCCGACTCTTTCAAGTCGTCAAGTAACACCCTGTACCTATGGCCCATAAACTGGCACTGGCTAAGCCTTGTAGCGGTCGTATCATGAACCCAATCGTCAAGGCTTACCGGCTCAGCAAACGGCTGGCCGACATCAATATCATGGTTCTCAATCTTGACAGTCGCCTTCCTCTCAAGGCCGACCCTGACAATCCCGACGCTGAACAGTGCGTCAATTACAACCTCGCGAAGCGTTTCGCCAAGTCCAATATCCTCACACAGCTTGTTAAGGGCAAGCTCAAAGGTATAAGCCATAGGCTTTAGGTGTTTAATATCAGTAGTTACCAAAGCCTGCGGACTTCGAGCCGCTAACTGCTGGGTGTAGATATTGGCGGCAAGTTCAATGAAGTTGACAGGAACACGGTCGGTCGCACCGTCCTCGCTGTAATGGTTGCCTACATACTGCCGTATCGCATCGTATCTGTTAGTACGAAACGAATGCAACTGCTGTCGGCTGGTATTTATCGACTCTTTTAGTTTCTTAATATCCATTTACCAGTACACCTTCTGTTGTCTTTCACGCTTGATCTTCAACCGCCTGCCAGCCAGAGTGTTGATCATAGGCTCCGGTTCAGGCTCAGGCTTGACATGCTTGTCCAATAGTAACCTGTTACACAAAGCGTCGGCTATCACCCTATCACCGTGGTTGTCCCTTGCCCCCGACGGGTCAATGGTATTGACGCTTCTTGCATGCTCAACCGCACCGGAAGCGGTAAAGATATATTCCCTTGCCTCTGCCACTGAATGGTATGACCGCTGTATAAATAAATCCTCGGCGAGTGCTTTGCGGAAATTGCCAAGCAGTGTCAGTTTAGTTTCCTTAGTAGCCCACCAGCCGGGAACATCGCTGACCTTTTTCGATAAACTACGCTCATTCTCTCGGTAGAATATGTTGCGATAGCCAAGCTCAAGCACCATATCGCCGAACTCCCTGCCCGGCCCGTTAGCCTCCCATACCATCCGAGCAGTACCACTGGAACCAGTAAGCCATTTGGCGATAGCAACGCATTTTCGGGCAAACTCGTGAGGCTTTAATCTGGCAGCGGTCAATTCGCCAATCTTCTCGTTAGTCTTTCTGTCGCCGATACTCACGCAAGAGTTAGAAGCACCCGTCCCAGCAGATATATCGCAACCCAAAACATAATCTCTATCGGCAGGCAGGTTGCCAGCGGCATCTACATTAGCCCACAACAACAACGGCCCGTTCTTCCGCTCAATAAAGCCGTTGACAGTGCCTGCCTGCCGGTCAAAGTCAATATCACCACGCAAATAAGGCTCACGGACATAGCTACGCTGTATCTTGTCAAGAACATCCTGGTCAAAGAACTGATAGTCACTGCCAAGATAGTCAATATCAAGCTCCTGAGCGATCTCCATAGTATGAGCGGCACGCCGCAGCTGCTCGTCATACCAAGGACTGCGAAGCTTGCCGTCGGCAACGAAAGGATAATCGTCAGGATAACTATACTCTTTACCGCCAACGCGAACCGTACCGCTAAAATCATCCAAGCGCTCCAACTCACCACTGAACCTATACAAGCCCCTTGACTTGACGGGGTGCTGGCTCCAGTGCATACGGAGCTTAATTATCTCGGTCTGCTTGACCTCATAAAAGGCGTTGCCAGTACCCTTCGGCGTAGAGTTGAACAGCCTGCAATTAGTTGTATCTCTGGTAGCACGCAAAACGGCATGACCGTCGTCAACAGAAGCGAACTCATCTAACAATATCCCCGTCCGCCTGCCGCCTCGACCTACATCGCCGGTTGTAGATGAGCCGTCAATAGTTGAACCGTTGTCCTTGTTGTACATGTGAAGACGAGTACGGTTTACATTAGGCCGTAACCAGCCCGGCTGGTTCTTCAAGATAAAGTCTATCTTCCAGAACAAACAGTCAGGGTCTTCGGTCTTGTCAACCAAGTCCTCTTTCCTGCTAACACACAGAAAAGACTGTAAATCCCTGAAATGAAACCTATACTCAAAGGCAAACATACACAGCCAGGAAGCACCCATATCCCTGGACTTCTCCATAAACAGGTCATGACTGCCAAGAGCGTCGTCAATAGCCAGAATAGCTTCATCCTGAAAGTCATAAGTGATAAATGGTATGGCAGGGATAGGCTTGACCCTCGGATCATAAGTCCAGACAAAAGAGTTAATATAAAACAACGGGTCTCGACTGCACATTATCCAAAGCTCCTCGGCGGTCTTCTTATCGCTCGACCCGGCCTTAATGACCTCTCTGCGAAACTCTAAGTTCGCGTCAATGTCTTTCGGAACGATGTTATAATACTTACTCATAGCCAATTTGCCCTGCTGTAGCGTTTGATGTCCCGGCGTACTTTTGCCTTGCTGTAATCCGCCTCGTCGCACTGCAATTCGGTACGACACCGGTCGTAAAGCTTTCTCATATAACGCACCCTTAACCATGTGCCGAGCCGAGTGTTGTACATCAATCGCCTTATCCTCGGATATTGCGGAACCAAAGGGCCGAGATATGCCAGGCAATCGCCCCGTACCCTTTCCTGATCGCAGTAACTCAAAAGCCATCGTGTAATTGTATGTTTCATTGCTCAGCCCTGGACCTCTCAAGCTTGTCAATAATATCCAACTGCTCCCGGCCGTCGTCCTCGAAACGCTCCGTCCGCTCAATCTCGCTGCGGGTAGGTAACATCTTAGACCAGATAGTGCGGTAGAACTCCTTGAGCAAGTCAGGATATCGCCGTAACCGCATGAGTAAACTCCACGCCCCGGCTGACGGGGCATCCTCCGGCTTGAGGTCGTCAAGGTCGATGGAGTTAAATACCCATTGAACAACTTTTCTTGCAGAAACGCTCGGTCTATCAGCAAAAACATCAGCAGGTACAGACTCAACCTTAACAGGCGGCTTCCGCTTAGGCTTGCTCTTAGGCTTCTTTTCAGGTTCTTCATCATCTGCCGGCCCAAACTCTGAACGAGCTATCTTATTGGCCGTCGTCGCCGTATTACCATCAGCCTGCAACTCTTCACGACGAGCCAAAAAATCTTCCCACAAACCCGACTCTTGTAACCTTGCCTTAAACTGCTTTCGTGTTTCCACAAAAACCCCCTTTACAATTAAGCCTATAAGGAAAACATAACACCGACAAGAAAAATCCCAAAATCTGCGCAGTGAGAACACAACCAGTTGTATATCAATAAAAAACCACTACAAGTTGTAGGGGTGGTAATTACCACGGGGGGTGGTAACTTCGGCGCATCCCGTAACCAGTTACGGGATAGAACGCCGTTTTCAGGCCAAAAACGCACTTCTATGGGTCAAGTACTTGACCCATAGCTTATTTGACAGAAGCGATGTGTCCATATGGGCGCCCATATGGACACTGCACATTTTAAGCCAAAAACGCACTTCTATCGGTCAAGTACTTGACCCATAGCGTAGAAGCTTACCCATCTTAACGCCCCAGCAATACACCGTGACATTACAAGCCCCGTAATTATAGCACTTCCCGCATTATCAGGCCAAAAACGGCTTACCTATATTACCAAAACGACAGAAACAGCGATAAGAGCCAAAAAGAGACCGAAACCAGTTGACAGAGGCGGCGATAGAAGAAACCAGTTGACAAGGACGAAACGCCAACCGTATAACATAAACGACATACCGGTAACCAGTTGACAAAAGGGCAAGAGGAGTAATAGCACGGAAAGACAGAAGGACACGGGCAGGCTAAGGCAAAAAAAGCCAAAAAATGCTTTGGCGGCGGACGGGTTAAGTTAAGGTACTTGTCGAAGTCGGGGCGGGGGTGTGGTTCGGATTTCCGCGTTCCGATTAATTCGCGATCCTCTTTTATGGCCGTTCCTGGCCTGTTATTGGCGGTTTGGTGGTGGCACAGTGGGCTCGCATTGTGCCAGTTTTGGCCGTTTTGCCATTCCTATGCGCGGGCGTTCCTCCTGGCACTGTTGGCCGGTGATACCTCATCGTTTGGTTTAG